CTGCTGAATTTTGTCAATTACATTTGTAAAGACATCAACAATGGCCCCAATTGTTCCCGTGAGAACGTCCATGTAAAAGGCAACATCCGATTCAGTGATGGAATCCAGTGCAGCCGCTACATCTCGGATAGCACCACCAAGACTTTCATTGGCTCCAGCAACTTGGTTGATAATGCCAGCCAAGCGAATTCCAGAATTTTCTAAAATCGTGAAGCTTTGCCCAATCGTTCGGCTTGTTCTCGCAAACTCTTCTTCCAAGACTCCAGCCTGAGACTGCAGCGCCTCAAAAACCGTCTCAGCGGAAAGCTTGCCTTGCTTCCCGTATTCTCGAAGTTCGCCAATCGTAATGCCTAAGCCATCGGCAATAGCCTGCGCCACTCTTGGCGTTTGCTCCATCACAGAGTTGAGTTCTTCCCCTCTTAACACACCAGCGGCAAAGCCTTGTCCTAGCTGGATGATGGCAGCATTGGCAGATTCTGAAGTAGATCCAGAAATGGCTATCGCCTTACCTAGCGAGCGTGTTACCTCTTCCAGTTCAGCAGTGGAAACACCTAACCGTCCTGTGACTCTGGCAAGGCGCGAATACAGATCAGCCGTGGATTGGAAAGATTGGCCTGTTTCCTGGCTGATTTTAAAAAGTGCGGATTGTACTTGGGTGAGTTCTTGAGTGCTGGACGTTACCAGCTTCAGGCGGTTTTCAATGTTGGCAGCAGCATCAGAGAATTCAATCAGTCGATCAACAGCAAAAGCAGCAACTGTGGCCTTCAGTGCTGTGGTTAATCCCCCAACACTCCTAGCGACCTTTGCGCTGGTTGCTTCCACTTGTCGTAGAGAACGATCAACCGAATTGAAAGCCGCTTGGGTTTTGTCAACGGCTGAAATCGTGATCGTGGTATTAGTCGCCATTACTTCTGGTTTCTCTTTTCAGCCTGAATGTTGAAATAAGCCACCCAACCCTTCACTTCGTCCAGTGTCCAGCTCATCACCTCAGACAGTGGTTGATGAAGCGTTTCAGCCAGAGCAAAGATCGTCATCAGGTCAGGCGACTCTCTCAGTTTTTTTCAATCTCCTCATCTGTTAGGCCATCGTCTGCATTCATTGAAGACACAATTCTGGCGATTACCTCAGAATCAACGCTTCGCATGAATTCAGTACGATTCACCACCTTGAAGACCTTTTTGCCTTCAGCATCCAAGGCTTTGGCAATCAAGGTGGCAGTTAAGGCTTCTCCAACCTTGCCAGCACTGTTTAGCGCCAGAATCTCCTGTTGCTCGCTCAACGTCATGGAGGAGCGATAGTAGATTTTGGTAGGTTCGCCTTTTTCGTCAGGCCACTCTGGCACTTCAACGAATTGAAGAGGCGCAGCCAAGCGATCACGATAATGAGCTTTAGCTCGTTGTAGAATTTCAGACATAACCTGTTTAGGCTGTGGTTTCGGTTAGTGCGCCAGAACCTTGGAAACTGATGGTTGCGTCTACAGTCCCATCAATGGCCCCAGAGCGACTGATTCCGGTGATGATCACAGTGCCGTTGTAATACTTGGAACTCGTTGCCGTTCCTTCTGGATAAAGGTTTAGCGTGACACTGCTTCCAATCGTTACAGCCTGCTGGCCTGTGTCGTCTGGGTCCCAAAAGACATCCGCACTACCTGAAAAACTGGTGTTTCCGGCAACAAAAGATGTTGCTGAATCGCTCAGTTGGGTTGTGTCGATAGTGTTGGCTGTGGAGTCGATGGAGTAGCTTTTGACTTCTCCGATTGTTTGACTTCCGGCTTTGATGACACCGGAGCTTCCCTTTGTAACTGCCATTTTTTCTCCTTTTGGCTGTTAGAAAATGCCGGTGTTTCCGGCTTCAAAGCCACCCATCCGGCAGCTTCAAATTCTGCAAAATCTTCTGCTTCAATCGTTTTCCTTTCTCTTCCTCTAATGATTTTCATTAGAAGGTTCCTCCATCCACTGTGGCGACCGATAGCGTCACAAAATCGTTGCTCGTATCAATGGCAACAGTAATAGAAGAATCGCCTCTGACTACTCCATCACTTCCATCGGTACCGCCAATGTAGCCAGCCGTGCCACCGGATACTGCAGCAACCAGTTCATCGGTGGAAGATTCAGGAATGTTCAGTGCTGTCTTGAAGGCGTTGAAGGTTATCTTCTTTTCCATCTGCCCAGAAGCTTCTGAGGCGTCATGGATCATGATTAAATCACTGGCTCCACTAATAGAACTAAGTGTTGAAAGCGAATCTACGGGTGGCGTGACAGGCACTTTTGTGGTTGCGTCTGTCGCCACAAAGATATTGTTTCGATCCGTAGTGAAGTGCGGCTCGCCTGCGAGCATTGACGTAGTAGGGAGATTGGCATTCAATCCCCTTCTCAGTTGCAATCTAGCCATTTCTCTCCTTTAAAAAGTGCCACCATCCAAGACGGCATTTGCTACTAAAATCGTGTCGCCAGCCTCTTCCGGTTGCGCGATTGTCTGGCGATACCTACAAAACCAATCCATTTTGATTACTCCCAAAGGGACATCCCCTTCTGAGGTGTAATCGATCTGCACATTCTGAAGATAGAACTCCTCTACTCCTGCTGGTAATTGTCCACCAAGAGCATATTCGACTTCACCACCAATAGAGTCCAAGGTGTCATCCAAATCACTGGTGGCTCTCGCGGCCCCTTCTATGCGAAGAATCAGCGTTCTTTCAAGTGTTCTGAATTTACTGAAAGCGCTGCGATCAACATTTTCTTCTAAAATATAAACCAGCAGACAAGGAAGTTTTGACTGATCCAGCCTGTGATGTCTGGTGGTGTAGACTCTGCCAGCCGTTGTAGTCAAAGGCGTGATCAGTTGGGCGACCTGTTCGCGGATCGTCTGTCTGGCATGCAGAACGCTCATACACTGGCCTTTTCCATTAAGAGCGTTGTCATTCCAAGATTGTCCGGCTCAATCCCTCTGAGAACATAGCTGATACTTTGAATTGATAGCGTGTCTCCATGACTGAGAGAACTAACGTCTGAGGTTCTTGCCATCAGTCGAGGCTCTGCTGATTCATACCCAACCGATAAGCCATTGGGCTGAATTAGGACAAAGCGTAAATCCCAAATTGCCGAAAAGGTGGTGGCATCTGCCTTGGTGACAGTCACGCCAAAATCTGCAGTATCCAGATAGATTGCACGATCAGCATCTGATTCAATCGCCATCGAGGATGTACCAGTAGCGCTCAGTTTCTTTGATTAGGTACTCATTCGTTACCTTGTTTCGACTCAAGCCAATCACATTCTCACCAGCGCTTCTGGCTGGATTTCCGGCAAAGATTTTTCCTGGGGTAATTCGGGCCTTAACTCCAACCACTGAGTTCATGCCGATCATGGAAAAGCTCCCAATCAGCGAATACTGGTGAACCGTTGCCCCAAGCCCAATCGTTGTGCCTTGCATGACGTAAGAATGCCCACCTAGCTGCACCGAATTGGCGAGCGTCACATTATCTTCGACTACAGAATCATGGCTGACGTGCGAGTAATTCATGAGGTAGCAGTCTTTGCCAACTCTCGTTTTGTTCTCAGTTCCGGCATGGATGGTTGCAAACTCTCTGATTGTTGTGTTGTCGCCAATCTCAACGCCACACAACTTTGGCCTTGTTCTGTGCTGTGGCGTGTCTCCGATTGAAACATGCCCGTGAATTTTAACGTTGTCTCCAATTTCAGCAGGCCCATAAATGATCGTGTAAGGCCCAATGTAAACGTTCTTCCCAAAGTGGACATTGCCTTCAATGGTTACGGTCTTATCGATGTTCACCAATGCCTTAGTAGATCAGCGTGTACGTCTGGAGGTTTTAGATTTCCATGAAAATAGACAATGCTGGCTTCTTCTCGTTTTTCAGGATTTTTGAGCCAGTGGCACTTGTATGACTGAATCTGATCTGGAAATACTTCATTCAATCGGGTTGCGTCATTCGCTAGCAATCGCAAAAACTGCATTTCTGAGATTCTGCCGTTGTAAAGAATCCGGTCTTCATAATCCTCTTTCCTTTGCCATTCCTGCCAGATCCACTCGCAGAATTCAGGTGAGTAGCTTCCAACCCCATTGCAAATCGTTTCAGGATAGTTTGGGTCTGTGAGAAGCCCAACTCTGCCTCTCCAACTGAGGATTTCGTCTAAATCTTCCTGAATGATGGTGTCGAGTCCAAAAACAAAGCGTTGATTGTTTCCCAAGTCCGGCCTGAAGGTTTCCATGACATTGCCATAACCGGATTCATCCTTTTCAATCTGGACTTGATCAATGTCCTCTTCAAATTCGTAAAACTGATCAACCAAGCAGATGAACTGGTAATAGTCATGGC